GAAGAGGAGCTGGACAAGTGGGACGAGCATTTCGAGTCCGAGTATTCGCACATGGGGATCTAGGGGGTCTGAATGGCCTATAAGAAAACACGGAAGAGTCGCGTCGAGGCGGTCTCTCCGGCGAACGACGACCTCGTTACCGCGCAGGGGTTCATCTCCTCGTGGGCGCGCACCACGCAAGTCGCGCGGCAACACTTTGCCCGTGACTACGAGTATACCGATGGCAACGGGAAGCAGTGGCTAGCGAAGGATCGGGCCAAGCTGGAAAAGCAAGGACGGCCCGTCATCGAAATCAATCAAGTACTGCCCCAAGTTCTTCTCGTTGCCGGTATGCACCGGGACGCCAAGCTCGGTATCTCGTGTAAGCCACGAGGCATGGAAGACGCCAGACTGAGTGAGGTCACGAGCGCAGCCCTCCGTGCGACGATGGACTTTGCCCGCGTGCCGCGAGTGACGGATCGAGTCACAGACGACTCCATCATCTGCGGGCTCGGCGTGTGGGAGATCCTGCACAAGATCGACGACGCGGAAGACCTCGTCTTCGGAGACATCACGGCAGAGCGCATTCCACCGGATTCATTTATCTATGACCCGTGGGCGCTCACATCGGCGGAGGGATTGCAGAACGGGCAGTTCATGGGGAAGTGGTCTTGGTTTTCCAAAGACGACTTCCTCGACGAGTTTCCAGACCACGCGGGCTACGCCACGACTGGCGAGTGGATGAACATACCCAACAAGTTTGGGCAATCGTCCGGCGATCTGTTGGGCACATCGGATCAACTCCTTGCGGAGATGTGGGACCCCATTAACGGGCGCGTGCGTGTGGTCACGCTGTGGTGTAAGAAGGCCGTCCCGATTACACTCGTCGTCGATCACAACTCGGGGCGTGTCTACAACATGCCCGACAAGGACAAGGCCCGGGCGTTTCTGGCGGCGATGGCGGAGAAAGCTGGCCGCGATGCGGTAGCCCAGTTCGAGCCTATTCAGAGTGACCGCACTTCAGCCGTAGTCTTGAAGGGTACGGCGATTACCGCGCCGGACATGTTCTCAGGATTGCCGATGGAGTTTGCGGACCCTGAGTCGGCGAATGCGCACCTCAACGCGCTCTCGCAGCGTGTCGGCATGGGCGTCTATCAACAGTTCGAGGTGATTACTCGCAAGACGAAGAAGCCATATTTCTATAAGATGGTGTGGAACGAGATCCTGAAGGAAGGATTCTCGCCGTTCAGAGATCGGATGTATCCGTTCGCCGTACTCATCGGGCAGCAGTTCTCTGATACACCTGAGTCAATCATGGGTATCGTGCGGCCGTTGCACGATCCACAAGACGAGTTCAATAAGCGGTACAGTAACCTGCTGGCGAATCTCAACAGCTCAGTCAGCTCGGGGTGGTTCAATCGCAAAAGCGGGGGAGCAAACACGAGGTTATTGTCTGAAGTCGGCTCGCGTCCTGGCGTCGTGGTGGAATACCAGAGCATCAAGCCGGAGCGCATTCAGCCGATGGAGATGAGTCAGGGGCACTTCATGCTCCTGAACCTACAGCAGCAAAACATCCGCGTCTCATCCGGCGTCAATGCCGACATGATGGGCGCGAATAACTCAACGACCGTATCCGGCCGTGCCATTCGGGCAAGACAGGCCGGGGGTGCGACGGTACTCAAGCCGAGACTGCGGCGGTACGAGGAAGCCTATCTGGACCTCGCGAAGCTGTGGCTCTCTCGTGTCCAGCAGTTCTGTCCGCCTGAGAAGTTAAAGCGTATCATCGGGGTGTTCGAGATGGGTGCGCCATTGGGCGCAAACAACCAGCCCATCTTCTCAGACCCGTTGACCGGGCAACCCATGCCGGAAGCGATGATCTATCAGACGCTCGCGACGCTGACGAACATCCAGTTCGATCTGAAGCTCGACGTGACGCCGAATACCGATTCGGAACGTCAAGCGCAGTTCGAGAAGGCGATGTCGATGACGCAAGTGCTGACCAGTACCGGACGGCCCGTCGGCCCCGGCACGTTCGCGGCGCTCGCTGACATGGCCGATCTTCCGACCCGCTTCGCCGAAGGACTTAAGCGGGACATGATGCTCCCGCCAACCACGCCGCCGCAAGGCGCGGGTGCAGGCGGTGCAATCGGAAACGTCATGAACGCGATGAAGGGCGGTGCAGCCGGAGGGGGAGCAAACTCCTTCGGCGGTGCCCCGTCGAGCGGTGAAGGCATGGAGGGCACAAGCGGAGGACAGGGCGAGAAGAAAGAGCAGGAATGAACGATGATGTAATCACAGGGGTGGGCGCGCTAATAGTAATCGGTGGCGCGCTCTGCCCATTCTTTCCGCAGGCGTGTCCCGCTGTCGCGGGTCTACGTGTGGTTAAAACCTATCTGGAGAAAAAGAAGGTAGAACAGGATGGCAAGCCAAAGCCCAATGCCCCCCAAGATGTCACCGTCAAAGCCAAAGAAGATGAAGGCCAAGAAACCAGCCGGGTTCGGGTTTAAGTTTAAGGAGAAATGCTAATGGCAACTGAGTTCGTTCGGCAGGAAGGCTCGTACGATCAATCGGTCAAAGTGAATACGGCGAGTCAATCGAAGTCGAAGGAGGCATCGTACTCAGCGAAGGCGACTCCGGCCAAGGAGCTTCCCTCGCACACGCAGTCTCCGAAAATGAGTAACAAGAGGTAACATGCTACCCGACCAGTTCGCGGCGATGGAGCAATCCCTATGCGCGGCTGAGAAGTCCGGCAAGCATGGGCATAACGCAGGCATCTCTGTGGCGCTGTGGCGTCTCCGTGGACTGGTGCTCGGCTATCGCTGGGCGCTCGATCACGGCTTCGTAGATCCACTCGTTGACCCAGAGGATAAACCATGTCTGACGTGCCAGCCAACGACGTAGACCTTATCTCGCAGTTATACACCTGGCTTCCGATGTGGCAGAAGCTGCTGAGGTTGCAGGACTGGAACATCACCGTCAACGTAAAGCGCCGATACCAGATGTCTGACCACGACGTGCTTGGGCTGTGTAGACGTTACACAGACTCGAAGGACGCAGACATCGACATCCTTTCGGTACAGGATATTTCGGCGCATAAGGAAGGAGACGACGCCGACTATGAATTGACGTTGGTGCATGAGCTGTTGCACGTTCACTTCGCGTTCATGAATAACGATGAAGGGCACGCACGACAGCAGGAAGAGTTAATCGTCAGCACGTTGTCTCGTGCGCTTGTGAACCTAAATCGGGACGGCCTTACCAGCTAGTCCCACGGACGTGAGTTTGCGTAGTCGTCGTACGCGCCTGTCGCCGGGGTGTTCGGGCGGTGGAGGTATTGTGGCTGTTAAAGTTGCGTCGTCGAAGTCAGATGGCATTATGGACAGTTCTCCCGAGATGGATTTTAACTCTCCTGAATTCGCGGCCGCGCTCGCGGGCAAGGCCCCTGAAAAGAAGGAAGAGAAGGCGAAGGAATCGGCAGACGAAACGGCAGAAAAAGAACCGGGGTCTGCGCCCGACGAAGCTGAGACCGAAAAGGAATCCGACGAGAAGGAAGAACCGAGCAAAGAGGAAGACACTAAAGACGAGAGTGAACCGGCCTCCGTTAAGGCGCTTCGCAAAGAATTGAAGCGCGTTCGCGCAGCGAACCGTGAGAAGGACGAGAAACTCGAATCCCTCGAAGCGAAGGTGAACCAACTCGCCGAGAAGTCCGACACCAAGGAACTATCGGAGAAGGATCGTCAAGTCGTGAAGCTGACGAAGATGTCAGATCCCGACTTCAAGCGCGTCTCGAATGAGTGGAGAGATGAGCTTGTCGATGCTACCGCGAAGCTGCACGTTGCTCAGGCACGCGGAGACGCGGAGGCCGAGGAAAGTGCGAAGCAGCGAGTCGCCCGTGCGAAGGTGGCGCAGGATCTTTTGGACGAAGCAAAAGAGAAGCGCGCTGAAGTGACTGTGCGATCCAAAGAGAAAGAAGACGAGGAACGGGGTCACATCGAGGAAAGTCTTGCGGCTATTCAAGACGACTTCCTGAAGACCCTCCCGGCACTCAAGGACCACGAGAGCGAAGCCTTTAAGGCTGGCGAACGCGAATACAACCGGCATAAGGCGCTGATGGCGAAGATGGGCCCGATGGGCCAGATGCTCGCGGTGGCGCTCGCGATCATTCGCAATCCGAAGCTCGTGGGACGCGATGCCGTGGCAGCACGGAAAGAACTCATCAACAACGTAGAGGAGGCCGCATCGAAAGCTCTCGAAACGGGCGTCAAGGGCGGGACGAAGGGTAAGGGCATCCAGATGCCGGAACCGGGCACTCAATCCTTTGAAGACTTTATCGAGAGGCTAAAGAGCGGCGGTTAAATGGCTGAGAACTTAACTACCCAATTCACCGACAGCACCAGCTCAGACGCTACGCAGAGCGTGTACAACACGCTGTTGCTTGTGCGTTCGACGTACCCGCTGATTCACCAAGTTCCTGTGCGCAAGTACAGCTTGAAACAGCGGACTGGTAAGACCATGATCTTCCGGCGCTTCGAGGCCCTGGCGAAAGCCAAGACCCCGTTGAACGAAGGTACGCCTCCGGCCGGTAAAAAGAAAACGAAGACTGACGTGTCCATGACGATTAAGCCCTACGGAGACTTCATCGAAGACTCCGATATGGTGCTTAATACTCAGCCGGACCCGCAGGCGTTGGAGAACATCGAGCTGCTTGGACAGCAAGCCGGTGAGACCTTCGACGAGCTGTATCGCGACATGTGGGCGGACGCGACGAATATCGTGTATGCGAGCGGAACGTCTCCGGCCACTGTCAACGCGATCCTTGATCGTGCGATCTTGGACCGGGCAATTCGTACGGCCCGCATCAATAAGATGCAGCCGTTCAGCCCCGCCGTCTTCGCATCGCAGCGGATTGGGTCTTCGAGCATCATGCCGTCCTACTGGGGCTTGGCTGACGAGCGGAGCTACTTCGACCTTCGACACATCGAGGGCTTTGTGCTCCCCGTTGACTATGCCAACGGCTCGGCCACTTTGGTCGGTGAGGGCGGAAGCGACAAGAACGGCGTGCGGTATCTCATTTCGCCGAACGGGTATTTCTTGCCTGGGGCGACTGGTGTGACGACCGCGAACTCCGATGTGAAAAATACGGGTGGCTACGGCGACCTGTATTCCATCTTCATTGTTGGTAAGGAAGCCGCTGGCGGTATCAACATGGCGATGGGTAACGGCGGAGTCATCAAGAAAGACCTGGGCTCGGCCGGTACGGCTGACCCTCTCAACCAACGGGCGACCGTGGGCTGGCTGAAGTACGACGCTCGGACCATTCTCAATCAAGCCTTCTTGCTTGAGATCCAGCACTTCGTCAGCTTGTAAGCGTTCACGATCCTGGCTTGTTCACGATTCGTGAACAGGCCGGGGTCAGTGTACAAGGAGACTTAATGGCGAGGGACCTCGGAATTCGATTCTACCGCGTGACGCTGCAAGGGGTGACTGTTCAGAAGGGCATGAAGGAGAAAGATGCCTACGCCATGGCAGAGCGGTGGCAGGGGAGTCACTGTAGCTACGGGGGCTCTGGGGGTCTCCTTCGCATTAAGGATCGTGGCGATCACGTAGAAGTCAAGCGTGACTTCGAGACCGAACGCGAATGGGCGGAGCGGTTCGAGGAAGCGCGGGCGGGCAACCGTCAGAAAATCACCATGGTGGAAAGGGTAGACTAATGGCTAAAGCAGCGGACTCAGCTCACAAGGACGAGAAGCCGTCCATCGCGACGAAAGAATCCTACCGGGTTCGTCTTCGCGGAGTGAGCTATGCGCTCTCCGGTAGTATCAACGGGACGACTGCGACAGGCAAGCCTGTCGAGGAACGGTGGTCCTTGCAGCCCAACCGATGGACGGAAGTATCAAAGCGCGTCTTTGAGTTCCTGAAAGAGAAGTACGACAAAGTACGTGAGTACGAAGTACCTCACTGGGAACCGGGCGGAGACGGGCAGCGCTCACAGGCGACTCCGTACGTCGAGGAAGTCCAGCCCTACATTATCGAGTTCAAATAAGGAGAGCACATGGCTGCTGCGACTATCTTAGTCAACCGGCCGCGAAACTTCGCGGTCTTCACGTATGCGGGTACGACTGCTGCCCAGAACATCCATCTGGGGTTCAAGCCGTCGTACATGATTATCCACAACGCGACTGACGGAGACGATGTCAATATCTGGCATACGTCTTCGCAGACGACCTTCATCAACATCGCGGCGGCTGCTGCCAACATCTCAGCCGCTGTTGCGCCTGTTGACGATGGGACGACTCTTGGATTCTCGTTGCCCGCTGACTCGGACATCAACGAGAACGGCAAGACGTATCACGGCATCGCGTTCTACGAGTAACGGATTCCTCGGAATCCATATTTGAGAGGAGAGGAATCGTGAAGTTCAACAACGACAGGGATTTTATTTGGAGACCGGATGGCGTTGTGATACCGTTCCAGTGCTTCACCGGCCTGGACTATGAAGCCACGACTGCTACCGACATTAAGTCCATCGGTGCCGGTGCGGCGAACGATACCGCCGTCATCGAGATTGGTACGTCAGGTGTGACCGGCTTGAAGATGGGGGCGGCTGGAAACAGCGTCATGCACCTCTTCGCCTTGCCGCGCACGTTTGATCCGAAGTACGCGCTGCGCATGCGGCTGCACTGGTCTTCGGGTTCGACTGAGGTGGCCGATACGATTGACTGGAAGATCCTGTACACGCCTATCGTGTACAACGTGACCGCAATCGCGGCACCCGCGACGGCGCTCGACACCGTTATTCCGCAGGACCTCGTTCCGGTGGCGACGGCGAACGCGCACTGTGTGACCGCGTGGGGCTCCATCAGCCCGAACAAGTTTGCCGACAACGTCGAAGCGCTCCTGATCGAAATGGAGATGGACGCGTTCGCGGCGGGTCTCTCGGAAGCCAAGCATCTTCTGGCGCTTGAGCTGGCGTGGACTCCTCGGCGACTGTACTACGGTGATGGTATGGCGCACTCTGCCAAGCTCCCGCTGTATAGCGCGAGCGGCAAGTACTAAGTAACCCTATGGCCCCCCTGAAACACGGGGGGGCCTGCAAGGAGTAGCATGGCCGTCGCGTTTGATTCGTCTTCGTCGGTGTCGGCGGATGGACCGGGGCCGTATACGGTTTCACATACGTGTTCTGGATCTGATCGCTTGTTAGTCGCCTGCATCGCGTTTTATCACTCTTTGTCCGTCGTGTCTGCTCTGACGTATAACGGTGTCGCGTTGACGCGCCTAGGCAACCTCAGCGATTTCCAGTACAACTCAGAGATTTGGTACCTTGTCAATCCGGCCTCCGGCGCAAACACGCTGTCTCTGACGCTTTCTGGCAGCCAGTTCGGCGTGGGTTTAATGGGGCTTTCTTTTACCGGCGTCGATCAAACTGTCCCGATAGCGGGATATGTCTCAGGAAGCGGAACGAGCACATCCCCCTCTGTCGTGGCTTCTTCTGGTACGGACGAGATGGTCGTGGACTGTCTGTGTATTACGCATAACGGCACACTCTCCGTGGGGGCCGATCAGACCTCCCGGCTGAACGCAATCTCGTCGTCAGGGGCAATTAAGTATGCGGCATCGACTGAGCCGGGGGCGTCTTCTACAACGATGAGTTGGTCAAACAGCACCTCGCAGGGCTGGGTATATTCGGCGGGCGTCATTAAGCCTGCGGGATCGTCTCCGAGTGGACACCCGGCGCGAAAACGCCACGCGGGAGTTCCGTACGTGAATTTATCTTTTAGCCCAAGGATCTGGTGACATGGCTTCGACTGATGCTCGTCTTATTCCCTACAAAAACGCCGCGTGGAGAGTCACATTTCCCATCCTCGACGCCGACGGTGATCCCGTGTCTGGCGCGACCGGCCTCGATAGCGAGGTCTCGAAGGACGGGGCTTCGTTTGCGGACTGCACGAATGAGGCCGCAGAGATCGGTTCGTCTGGGGTGTACTACTTAGACCTGACAAATTCAGAGATGAACGCGGATACGGTCGCCATACGCGTACAAACGAGTTCTTCTGGGGCGAAGACTACCATCATCGTTGCGTACCCGCAGGAGGCAGATGATATTCGCGCCTCTGTCACACACTGGGCAGGTTCGGCGGTCGCCTCGCCGGATACGGCAGGGTATCCCAAGGTGACGGTGAAGAGTGGCACCGGCACGGGAGAGGTCAGCCTGTCTAGCGGTCTGGTTACACTTGCGGCGACGGGTCTGGACAACGTCGTCTGCGCAGAGCCGGGAGCGGTCCCGTCTTTGACGGCTAATCTCAAGACAGCCGTCAGTTGGCTGCTCGCTCTTGCGCGCAACAAGGTGACGCAGACTTCGACGACCAGTACCCTGCGTAACGACGCAGACAGCAGCAACATCGCGACCAGCACCGTCAGCGACGACGGCACAACCTTCACGCGGGGCAAGTGGGCATAATGGCGGTAGACACCAGGGATAAGCGTGCCGCGATTGTTCGGTGGGGGTTCCCGTATGGGGACCCCTTGCCGGAGCCGACCGGACTCATTGGGCTCTCCGGGCGACAGCGTCTCGCGGGTACCTATGCCGGATTCGCTGCCTCGGCAGACTGGACGCTTCGGGCGTCCGCTGTGGGGCACTTGTTTCCGTGGCTACGTCTTCCAGGCACATATCCCGATGAATCGGTTGCAGCAACTGACCGGCAGTTCATCGCGGGATTTTACGTTGGCATAGCGGCTATTCCGCCCGTGAGTGGCGCGATGGGGCGTCCTACCGGTATCGGGCGCGCGATCATGCGTGGCATCGGACGGTTTATGTAGGAGGACGATTTGAGTCAATTTATTCCTTGCAAGGTGTCGTGGACTGACAACAGTTCAGGAGACCGGGACGAGCTGGGTACAGAAATCGACATCTATACTGATAGCCCGTCGTTTGTCCCCAACGTGCCGGTAGAACACGCGTCTGGCGTGCCGCACGCGTGGATGCGGCTTCCTGCTGTGGCGGCGGCAGAAGTGTCGGCCGAGTTTCGCTTAGAAACGCCCGTGACGTTTGTGCGTGTTCGCGTGAGGCAGTACAATGCTGATGGCCCTGGGGAATGGGATGTGCCTACGGGAACAGTCTTTACGTTGACTCAGACGGCGGGACCGCTGGCCCCTCAAGCTGTCAGCGCTGTGGGATTTGTCGTGACTGACACGGTCATCGTTCCGCCTCCTCCGGTAGATCCGCCTCCGCCTCCGCCTCCTGCTGGCGGCGGGTCGGCGTCTAACTACTCGTTTACAGCACAGTTCTCTGGCGTGCAAGGTCAGAACGGCTGGAGATATAAAGACTCCTCTGGGGCCGAGCTAGTCTATGACTCGGCCAACGCAAAGTGGGTCGGCGACGAGTTATACCTCGCCATATGGAATGGGGGATTCAGGCACAGCTCTAGCGGCACAATAAAAGATGCCGTTTTGGAGTGGACTGCGCCTGCCAACGGTACCGCTCTGGTGTCTGGATCGACCGGACTCTTTAGCGCGCCTGGTAGCGTGCGGTTTATAGCGAAACACGACTCAACTACCAAGTTTACCAGCCCTGACATGACCACAGTCGCTGCCGAGCCGTACTCGTTTTCTGCGGTCATGACGGCCGGACAGAAGTTGACGTTTATATCGCAGCGGGTTTCGTCTACGATATACAACAACAACATTTCGCTAAACCCTGTCATTAACTTTACGACGGACGGGTCTACTCCGGCTAACCCCACCGTTAGCGCGCTATCTCCGTCGTCTTTTGGCGTGTCAGTAGGCGCGGTTCAGGGTCTGACTGTGACGCTGTCAAGCGCGCCGTCATCGGTCGCGTCAGTCGCCGTCAGCAGTTCAGATCCGACTAAGGCTACTGTGCCCGCTACAGTGAATGTTCCAGCAGGACAGACTTCGGCCAACATTCCCGTGACGGGGGTAGCGGCCGGTTCTTCTACCATAACGGCGACGTACAACAGTTCCAGCAAGACAGCCGCCGCGACAGTAAGCAACCCCGCATCTAGCTCGTGGGCAAACGCGCCCGCTGGGGGTACGGTGTTGGCTGACGTGAATTGTAGCGCTGACCCTGACACTGTGGGCCTATTCGACGTGTTTAACTCCGTTATTCTAGACGCGGACGCTACATCGCCACTTTCTCCATCGGGCTGCTGGAAAGCCCGCATGGGGGCGCTCGCGCTTAGCGGGGGTTGTCAGCTGGAGAAGACCAGCTCCACGCGCTACAGGGAGATGTACTTTGGTCTGTACTGGAGAAGCAATCCCCAGTTCCAGGGACTGCCGGTTGGGAACAAGTTGTTCTTTCTTGGCAGTGATTTCGGTATGAACGGGTGCTTTACTTGGAACAACTCTAGCCTGGTCAATGGTTCGGGCCCCATCCTATTTAATATCAACACATCTGGCATATCCAATGCGCACGTGTTTAACGGTAACACGGACCCGTCATTGCCTTGGTGGCCTAACGTCAACATAGGCAATGCTTCATTGACGCGGGGTGTTTGGTATAAGATAGAGGGATACGTAAAGGCCAGTACTACTAGAACAAGCCAGGACGGTATCTTGCGCTGGTGGGTAAATGACGTTATGGTAGGGAATTACACCAACGTCAATTACTGCGGACCTAGCGGAGAAACGCTAAATCGCTGGATGTGGACCCAGGCTTGGGACGGGTCTCCTCCGTACTTCGGCAACGTCAATACTACCGCATGGGAACACTGGATTGACCATCTGTACGTAGTAGGGAAAAACTAACATGGTGTACTTCGCTCAGTATGGCGTAGCGTGGACGCTGCGCGGTTACAAACTCGTAGACCGTGCAACCGGGCAGTACAAGGCCACTCCCACGCTTGCAAGTGGCGATGTCAAAATCGAGAAAGATGGGGGAGCGTCGGCCAACTTGGCTACGCTTCCGTACGTCGAGCCTGCGGCCGGGACTTCTGTTTCGATATATTTCTCGGCCGCTGAAATGCAGTGTGAACAGGCCGTCGTCACATTCCGTGATGCGGCCGGTGCGGAGTGGAACGACGACGCGATTCACATTTTCACCGTGGGCAACACGCTGGCCCACTGGCAGTCGAATCCGTTCTCTGCCTCTGTGGCGCTATCGAGCGCGAGCCAAAGCGCAGTCGTGTCGGCCGTGTGGGCGGCACTACGAGCAGACAACGCCGTGGTAGGTTCCTTCGGCGAAGGAGTGGCGTCTGTACAGGGCGACGTGACCGGAGACGTGGGAGGCAATGTCGATGGCAACGTGGGCGGCAATGTTACTGGCTCGGTGGGCTCTGTTGCGGCTGGTGGCATCACAGCTTCCTCGTTTGCTGCGGATGCGATCTCGGCTTCGGCGGTTTCAACGGCAGCAGCCCAAAAGATGGCAGACGAACTCCTCAATCGAAACCTGGCGGGCGGAGGGTCTGGTAATTCACGGAACGTCAGGAACGCACTGCGCGGTTTACGGAACCGCGTGAGGAACCAGGGCGGAACGCTTTCAATCTACGAAGAAGACGACACGACTATCGCATGGACAGCCGCGACGACGACAGCCGCTGGCGACCCCATGACGGAACTCGATCCAACATAGGAGACATATGGCTGAGACAGAGGTAAATGGTCAGTCTGGTAAACAAGCATATACGCTGGCCGGGGGGGAAACCCCCCGTGCCTATATGCGCGTCGATGTTCGCCGCCTGTTAGAAACCCTTGCGGGTGAGGATGTCGTAAACGACGTTATGAAAGTGGAGCAGCGATACGCGTATAGCTTGGTTGCTGCTAATGCCGCCGTCAAGAGTGCTCCCGGCTTTCTACACAGCCTAACCTTTAGTTGCAACGACGCTGCGCCAACCGCTGGGACCATCGATGTCTATGACAACACGGCAGCGAGCGGAACCAAGATTTTTAGTTGGACGTTACCGGCCACGGCCTTTGCGCCGTGCAGCGTCATTATTGACGCCGTCTTTGCTACTGGCCTGTATGTGGCCTTTACTACGACCGCCGATGTCAATGTGACTGTGAGCTACCGATGAGCAGCTTGCCACAAAACTATCTTGTTCAAACGGGGTCTGTCCTGTGTGATACATCACTAGGGCTCTCTGGTATCGCTGGGCACCAAGTCCATGACGGGACAGCGACGTGGGCTGTCTCGGAAGTCACTGACTCTACATATCTTCGTCCGGCAGGAACGAGCAAGGCTTTCCGCGCTGAAGTCACGGCGGCAGCACCGACAGGTAACTCAACGTATCGGTTTGATTTTCTAATCAATACCTCACTAGTCAATATACGTTCCTTCCATCAGCCTATTCATTATACGGGCGATACCGGCGCGATCATGATTTGGTATGCCGCCCAAGAAACAGGGTTTTCCAATTATTACACCTGGAACCGTATAGTGGATACGAGTCAGTTTGGAGCGTGGACGAATCTTGACTTCTCCAGACACCTACCAAGTCAAACGGTAGGATCTCCGTCTATCGGCAATACGTTTGTGCGATTGCGCTGTCTCGTGCGTGTGCCAGCAACCAAGACCGGGGTATTTTACGTGGGGCCAATCCACACCAACTGGTATAGCCGCCCAACAGTCTCGATTACATTTGATGACGGATGGAACACCGACTACACCGAAGCGTTCACCTTCATGCAGACGCTCGGGCTTGTTGGCTCAAGTGCTATCAATGGCCCAGGGAATACACTAGTCACCACGCCACTCTCTGTCTCGCAAATCAATGAAATGCAATCGGCAGGATGGAGTTTTCACAATCACACCTACTCTCATACGAATCTCTCGACGGTCGATCAATCGGTCATGCGTCAGGAAATTCAGGATTGCACGACCTATTTTTCAAGCCTCGGCATCCGTCTCGATCCGAATGTGTTTGTGCTCCCGCAAGGGGGGCGCACAGACGACGCTGACGTGGTGCTGAGAGAGTTTGGGTACACCTATTCCATGCTGAGCATCGGTCCTGGCGTCCCGCTGTTTTGGGGCGTCCCGAATCCGCTGCGTGTGCCACGCGTCTTTTTGGAGAGCAGCAATCTCGCCGCCGTCAAAGCCTCGCTCGATACCGCCGAACGGTTAGGGCATGGGCTGGTGTTTTACGCGAATAAAATCGGCACAGGGACCATGACGCAATCAGATTTTCGATCGTACATGCGTGAGATTGCATTACGTCGCGATCAGAACAGAATCACGGTGAGAAATTTGAGCGGCTTCTTTACTGGCTTAACGAACCCACGTCTGCGCCGGTGAGCGGCCTAACAGCACGCCCATGGTGGGTGACGATCAAGGCAAGGCTGACGGATAAACGGAGATCCAGCTAATCCCACGGAGGACACGCGAATGGCCGTACCGAGTAACTTGACGTTGACACAGATTGTCACCGAGGCGCTGAAGTGGGGCGGACGTACCGTTCCCACCTCGGCGCAGATTACGGACGGGCTGACGCTGTACATGGCGGCAGTCAAGTCGGACTTGCACCGCGTCGCGCCGTGTCATCCTTCGCTGCTGACGCAGACCACGGTGCCGACACAGATCGGTCTGTCGAAATACGACTGGCCGGTAGATGCAGAAGAAATTTCCAGCATCAACCTCATCGATACACGAGACGAAACGGGATGGACGGGCACCGCGCAGGCGGGCTCGTCCTCTTCGATCACGCTCGCGGCAGGGTTCGACAACGCGGGCATTGAGATGCGCGGTCGGTATGTCCACAACACGACTCCGGCCGTGACGGGCAAGGGTCAGATCCTCACCTATGACAACACGACGAAGGTGGCCGGTCTGACGGCTGTGGACGGAACGGCATTCGCGGCGGCAACGCCGTACATGATCGAAGCCATGCGGTGGGAAGTCAAGAAGCGCACCTCTTACCACATGAACGCATGGGAGCAGTCGTACGAGTTGACTCGTCCAAGGCAGATGATTATGCGCGGTCGTACGGGAGTCTTCGACAAGGCACCGGATCGCGTGTACATCATGGAGTGGGAGTACTGGGCTGCGCTAGACAGGTTGGACGATGCTGGCGCGGTGTTTCTCCGGCATCTCCGAGAATGGAACGCGCTGTACTTCCAGGGCATCGGCATTCGAGTGATGACACGCTTCGACGAAGACCGGCGCAACACTGAGACGCAGATCTATAACCAGATGTTGGCTGAGTACGCAAGTACAGCGTGCAACATCGTAGACGGTACGTACACGGATACCTAATGGCTTTACGTAATCAAGTCGCTGAGAGCAGTGCTACCTGGGCCGATCCTGAGTTGGGCATCAACTTGCGCTCCAGCGACGAGAACCTCAAGCCGGGGGAGTCGCGGCTGATGCAGAACTGCGAGTTCTTCGGTAGTGTCCGCCTTCGACGCTCGAACCAGCGGGTGAACTCGACCTCGCTGGGTCCGTATGCGATTAAGGGCGGACACATGTTTTACTTCGGTGGAGCAGCCGCTCCCCAGAAGAAGAACCTCATTGCGTACAACAATCGGTTGAGCGTGCTGTCTGGTGCCGGTGTTGAGACGGTGCTGACATCCAGTCTGAGCGCGAACAAGAATGTGTTCATGTCTACGTGGTCGATCAAGGAGCGGGCGTACATCGCGAACGCGACGAACGCACTGTCGTACTATGATGGAACTACGTACGCGACTCTGTCTGGGACAAACATCCCAATCCTCCGTACGGCCGCTGTGCCGGTACGAGACCGACTGCTGGGCATCACGAACGACGGCATTGAGCGTACAGATCCTCGATCAGATACCGTGTGGAGTCGCAACAGTAGCTGGGCGACCTTACGGCCGAGTCAGCAAGGGCCCTTCACGGCGCTGCATCCAACGACCCTCAAGACCGCAGACACGATCTTGGACGGCGCGATTGCTCTCCAAGGTCGCGCCTACTACCTCATTAACGGAACGAACTATGGCGACGATGTCACGGAGTTGGCAGAGCCGGTTGACAACGACGCCAGTATCAAGCTCATTGACGGAACGGTCGGCACGTCCTCGCCGTACTCGCTCTGCACGGTTCCAGGCGTGGGTACGTTTTGGTTTACGTCTGACGCGAATATCTTTTGGATTCCTGACGGTGGCGTGGTTGGCCGGTATGTCGGCGATAAGTTGCAGTCCACGGTTGCAACGCTGGGCCTCAACAATGTTAATTTCGCGGCACTAGACCAAGTCTGGATCTCGTACCATGAACGCATTCTCATGATCGGCATCCCCGTGTACAGCAACCAATACGCGACGGTCCAGTTTTGGATGGACATGCGGAGTCTGATGGAGCATCCAGACCGAGGTCCCGTGTGGTATGGCCCTATGTTGGGGCAATCCATCGGACGCGTCTGGAATGCGAACCAACAGGGCGAGAGTACGCTGTACGGAGGCGAAGGAAATCCCGGCGCGGAAGCCTTCGTGTATACCATGCGCGTCAACGGTCGGTACATCGACGCCATAGGCGCGAGCGACATTCCTGTGTCCATGGAGTACATTCCTCCGTTCTTGGGACTGGGCTCTCCGTCAAAAGAAAAGTACTTACAGGCGATTCACGTAGACGCGAATAGCTATACGGGACGTGCCACGGTAGACATCATCGACACCGATGGAACGCTCACAGAAAACATCCCATTACAGGCGGTCACGAACTAATGTTAAACCTCGAACTCCTCGCGCGCAGATTTGGGAATCCCGGTGAAGGACCTCCTGGCGGAGAGTCGGGCTGTCCCGTGCAGGGCGGTCCTGGCTGCGCGACGTGGGGTTCTGGTCCTGTGTGGGGCGATGGGTCAAAGTGGTGTTCGCGTGTGGGTGTGCCGTACGAGTTCGTTGCGGAGCACGAAGCGCACGTGCATCGCCTGACCGTGAAGATCAAGTATACGTACTGTCACACGCCAGGTATGCCCGAGGCGTTTCGTATTCATGAGCTACGTGCGCGCATTGCTCCTGATCGTCAGGCGGACTACCCGTACCAGGCGTTCATCGACGGGACGACTCCGAGTGAGCGCTTGAGTATGCGGCTGAAGTACACGGCAGTGGAAGGCGCGGCAGACAGTACAGAATACGCCCATCATGGCACCATCGTCGGCACGCCGACCTTCCACGCCCCCTCGGCCACGAGGAACGGGTACGGTATGGGCTTTGGTCCGACTGTGAGCGATGCGCATATCAGCGTGCCTCACCACGCGGACTTTGCACAGTCAGCCTTCTCGGTGGAGTTCTGGGCGAAGCTCGACGATGCGACGACAAACGAGTGGAGCACGCCCGTGGCGAAGTCCACGAGCAATCAATGGGACGACGGGTGGGGGTTCTACGACCGGCAGTCTACGGGTCAGTTCACGTTCTGGGTCGATACGTATGACGCACATCCAACTCCGGCTGCGTCGGCTCGGTATATCAGGATTGCTCGTCCCGCTCCTGGTTCCTATCATCACTACGTCGGCACGTTCGACGGCACGACGATGGCGCTCTACGTAGACGGGGCGCTGGCAGGATCTACGTCGGCTGTCCCTCTGACGACTCCCAGTGTGGTCCCTCTGCTCATTGGCTACGGAGGGTTTGCGCAGTCTGGGTGGCCCGGTGCGGTAGACGAGGCCGCATATTATAACTACGCGCTCACGGCGGATCAGGTGCTTCGCCACTACGAGACTCAGCGGCAGATGTATCGAGCGGCCGTGCTACAGGATTTCCCGCTGGCCTATTGGCCGTTGGACGAGCAAGGTCCGTACGGGAATGACTTCACGCTGTATAACGCGCAGATGACGGTTCAACGAAAGAAGCACCAGCCCAAGGGGTGATATGTCAAATCTCATGCTCGGGAGCAGCTCGTATCTGTTAGGCACGAACGATACGGCAGACGTGTTGCTCAACAACATCTCCCCTATGGACGCGAACCAACCTAACGGGCTCGCGGACGGCATTATCCAAGTCCAGACGGCGCTCGGTCCAGGTACAGATCTGGTAGGCGCGCTGGACAATCTCAGTGAACGACTCGCGGTGCAGATGCCCGCAGATGGACGCGTGATTCCTCCCGGTACCATCGTCATGACCGGGCGCTCGACCGCTCCTTCTGGGTGGTTGATCTGTAACGGTGACGCGGTAGACCGTACGCTCTATGCGCAACTCTTCGCGGCCATTGGAGAAACATTCGGACCTGGAAACGGGACGACGACGTTCAATCTCCCCGACATGCGGGGCCGTGTAGCGGCCGGTGTTGGTACAGGGACCGGCGGTGGGGCGAGTGGAACCGGAGCGCCGACAGGCGGAACCGCGCTGGCTGCTGTCGCGCTGTCGGGATGGTTTGGGGCCAACGATGTCACGCTAACCTCGGCACAGATTCCCGCACACACGCACCCGATCACGGACCCTGGTCACTCGCACGGACAGAACGGTGCCACTGGCGGTCCTGGCAGCACAGAGCTGGCGCTTGGCACGTTCGACACCATGGGGAACGCGTCCAACACTGACTCTGCCACAACCGGCATCACCGTGAACAACAACACGGGGGGCGGTGGATCGCACACGAACTTGCAGCCGACAGTGGGATTGAATTTCATTATCCGTACGTAAGGAGATTTATGTTCGAGTGGATTGATGGCGCCATGCTCGGGTTGCTCGTTGGCCTCTTCGGGTTCAACTTCGGCAAGTCGAGTTCTGAGTCCAAACAAGAATCCGGTTTACGCGGAACGGAGTATTTCAACGATGCGGCCGGTCGTGCCGCGAGTGCGTTAGCGGACACGAAGAATCTCCAAAGCGAGATTAACGCGTCTGACTTCGGCTCCTTCCGTGGGCAACGCGGCGAGGACATGTTTAACCCCGGCCAGTTTGGCCTGGGTACGCAAGCCGATGAAGCCGTCAAGAAGATGATGTCGTATTCGCTCGGTCGTATGTCGGCCGAAGGTGCTGGCAGAGGCATGCTTTCTCCTGAGAACACGCCCGGCGTCGCGGCGAGTGCGACGAGACAGGTGCTTCCGCAGTTGCTGCCTCAGATCTCACAGATGGCACAGTGGATCTACCAGTTGCCCGAGATCTGGAAGAGTTCGCTGTTGCAGTACAACACGAACACGGCGAACGCGTTTGCGCCGTTCCTCGGATCACAGGGTAACGCGAACGCGAGCGGGTTTAACTTTGGGACGAGTGTGGGCGGCGATTCGCTGCTCCCTGGTAAGATGATGTCGTAGGGGGTACAATGGCGAGCGCAGACTTTCAAGAGATGCAGGGCATGCTGGGTAAAATTACCGGCATGCCTCAAGAGGGACCTGAAAAGCCCTCGTGGTTTTCGTCGGCGAGTTCCCCTGAGTGGCAGCAATACAATAACTACTATGAGATGCAGAAAATGATTCAGCGCGCTTCGCTGCTGCAAGAGCTGGATCAGCGTCTCAATCCGATCTCGCTCGGCGAATCCGCGAGGTTCCTCGGCAAGCAGCCGGGAGAGATTGCCTCCCCCGGTCAGATGCGCGATGTCACGGAGGATGTCTATACGCCTACCGTCGTCGAAGGGCCGCGTCCAATGGGCACGCGGAAGGAGCTGGTGCAGGACGGCATGAAGCTCGGCGAACCCGAGTTTCAGCACACGCCGTACGGATCAGAACCCGAGGCGTTGTTCTCTCATTCTGAGTTGGCCGACAAGCCTCTCCTTCGTGCGGGCATGGACCGGGATTTTCTGGATAAGAAATCTCCGTACTACAGTCCGACCGAAGTCCCGAACATGGTCGAGCGTGAAGTGCCGACTGTGTTACAGGGTCCTGGGGCTCCTGTCGAGGGTCCTGCTCGTATGGAGAAAGTTGTCACCGGCCGAGAGACTGATCTGAACGCTCCCGCGTCGAAGCTACAACGCGACATGGTACAGGCGGAGTTACACCGCCGATCATTGCAGCAACCGCAGCCGCGCGCACGCTCGGAAGCGGAAGTCAAAGCCGAGATGGCGAACCTCTACCGACAAGATCCACAGGCGCACTACGGTGAGGGTGTTGCCAGCGGAGCAATCGGCGCAGACCAAAACGTCAAGCGAACGGATTCTGGTGTCACCCTGTCAGGGGCGAAGACTGCGAACCTGAACGCGCAGACAGAGTACACACAGAAAACGCTCATGCCGCGCATCGCGCAGATACAAGCGAATACGGCAAAGGCGCGACAGGAAGTCGTCGAGATGAAGAATCTCACGGACCCCAAGCGCAAGAAGATGCTGGGCGAGATCACTAAGAACGAAGCCTACGTAGATTACTTAAAGTCTCGTTCTGATGGTCAAGACGCGGAACTCTCGCTGAGAGAGTCGAAGCTTAACGCAATGCTGTCCGAGGCAGAGCGCAAATACGCGCTTGCGCAGTTAGCGGCGGCGAAAGAGCTGCACAAGAGCGGCGACTTTACCGATGAGATGTTCGACGACATTCTCGGCGGGATCTTCAAGAACCTGAACGTCGAGGGCGTGCATTCGGCTCCCTCGCTCGGTCAGCGCCTGGGCTCGATGCTCGGCGGTGAACCGCTGCCAGAAGAAGAGCCCGTCGTTGGTGGTCCGAACTTGAAGGCTGGTCCTCAGACTGGTGAGTCGAGTTCGCTCCGTATGAAGCAGCACGAGTCGAGAGGGAAGTCAGCCGGTCCTGTGAAGACTCCGACCATTCCCAACATCGAGCAGGGTCCTGGGACCCCACCTCCTCCGCCTCCGACGCCGTCGTCGGGCGGGGCTCCTCCTGAAATGGTGAAAGCCCTGGGGGACCTCAAAGGTAAAGAAGGCAAGAAGTTCAAGGATAACAAGACAGGGAAAGTGTACACGATCGAGAAGGGTAAACTCGTAGAGAAGAAGTGAGGCGTAGATGGCGCAGCGATTTGAAGAGGTAGTGGACGAGGCTCCCGCGTCGAGATTCGAGGAAGTCACCGACGAAGCTCCCGCTCCAAGTCGCTTCGAGGAAGTGACTCAGCAGGAGGACTACGTATTTCCTGCGGGTTCTCCCTCGGCGCGGACTCCGATGATCTACAAGGACAAGCCGTCCTTCGAGGAGTCGTTCCCGGCATCGACGGATAAGTCCTCGGCCTTCCAAAAGATCGAGGGACTGGCGAACACGATTGTCGGTTCTGTCGTAAAGCCCATCGAGTGGGCGACAGAGAAATACGAAGAGTACGTCGGCGGACCCATCCGCCGAACGATGTTCAAAGAAGATCCCCTCGTCACGTTGGACCGGCAACATCGCGAACGGCAGGCCGTCCTCGAAGCCACCGGGGCCAGTGAGGGGCAAAAGACGCTGGAGACGGCAAAACACCTCGGCAAGAGCCTGGTGGCAAGCGTGCTGGCTGACCCGCTGTCAGGTCTTATGGGCAAACGGGCGTTCTCCCAAGGGGAGAAGGCGATCGTTGATCCTGGGGCCAATGCGGGCGTTTGGCAAGGGCCTGTTTTCCAAAAACAAGAGTGGCAAGGACCTCCGGTCCAGGTGTGGCAGGGTCCTGAAAAGCAGGGTACGTCGGTTGATCTCTCCACCTTGAGCAAGCCGAAGCCGACCAATCCGCTGCCTACGATCACGGAGTTGGCAGATGAAGCGCGTTACGCGCCAGGGACTGGCCCGGCCGGTGTGTTCTCTGACGAGATGCTTGAGAAGAAGATGCTCCGTTCGCCCGAGAGTCGGGCAGAGCACGGTGCGGCAGAAACAAAGTCTACGCGCGTACAGCGATACGTGGTAGACGAGAACAGCGGGCTCGTGGTTCCGTTCGAGCACACGAAGAAAGGCGACAACGCGTTCCCTCTCTACGAGGAGCAGACGACCGGGGGCGAGATGCCCTATCGGTCTCGCAATCGTAGCGAAGACTTCATGGCGTTGGATCGGGAGAAGACTCCGTATGACCGGGAGTTCACCACTGAGTTCGAGAAGCCAGGATTTCTACGTACAGCCGAGGAAAAGGTACAGGACAAGAACGCGCTCCGAACAGCGGAAGAGAGTGTCCAAGCGAAGGAGCCTAAGCAAGCTCGTGATTTTGAGCGCACGCGGCGAGAGTTAATCGCGGCAGAAGAGAGCCGTATCCAGGCGCGTATCCGCACCAAGGAACGACTTGCGGCCGAACGCGAGGAGATGATTAAAGAGCGCGAGGCAGCACAGGCTGAAGTGCCCGCGCATAAGCAGCAGTGGCAGGGCCCGTACGAGGAGTGGCAGGCCGGTGGGTTCCAGGGGCCACGGGCCCCGAACAGATACTGGACGCCCGATCAGGCCGGATTCAGTCGCGATGTCGATGGCAACGTCACGATCTCGGATGGATCGTTCCCAAGTCCTGGTCGTCGGTTTGTCAACCGGGCACTCGACACGCTCGGTATGACTGGCGAGACTGGGCAGGCGTTGCGTAGTATTTACTACGGGATGGATGACTTCGCTCGACAGTCAACGGCCGCAAACTTCGCGGACTGGGTCCGAGCGCTACAAACCATTTATCCTAAGAATACCCGTCCGGGTATTTTCAGAGACCCTACAAGGGAATGGTCGTATAAAGATTATGCCAATATACCCGACGAAGAATACATAGCCGGGTTTGACCTGTGGTACTCAGCAGGACAAGAATTAACACGCTACAGCGCGCTGTCAAGAGACGCGCAAATACGCGTGGACGCGCTCTATGAACTGTGGAAAATACAAACTGGACGCGCTAGCTCCGACCCTGGAGTGCGCCGACTGAATATCCGCAACAGCGTGACCGGCGAAGAGAAGCCGATGGGAGAAGCCGGACCGTTCGTTCCTCACCAATACCGCACAGGCATCGACACTGGCAAGATGTCGCGAACGCTCATGAACCGCATGTACGAGTCGTACGCAAAGAATAACCCAGCACCGATGTCGTTCAACGACTTCCGCGAGACGTATACGAAACGGGCAGCGGGATATGAGTCTATAGTCGGCGACGATGGGAAGACGCGTTGGGTTCAGAGTCCGCCTGAACGGCGGTTCTTGGGCGTTGAAGAGGCGAGACTGTTCGATGCGGCAGAGGTGGCGAGAGAAGAAGGCAAGTCCATCCTGCAAGTCATGAAGGAGCACGGGCTCGAAACGGACATGGCGAAGATACAGCTCCGGTATAACCTTGGGGCGTATCACCGTGGACAGCTCAAGCTGAATGAAGAAAAGATCGCAAAGCTCCAAGCGAACTGGAGACAAGAGGTAGACTTCGACGCAGACGCGGTCTCGTGGCTCGACACGCTGGACTCCCGCTACAAGGGACTGGCGATGCACGAGGACGTTGAGCGTATGAACGCGCGATGGCTACAACAGATCAAGAGCTACAACGCCTTGACGCTGTTGTCTCGGGCGACACTCGGCGCGGCTAACCAGTTCTTCACGTACGGACTGGCGAAGCCCACGTGGGGCGCACTGCTCGATAGGATGATGGCCCCTATCGGCTCCAAGGAAGAACTCATTCGAGTGACTGACATGGTGCCGGATAGTGGCGCGTTGCTATCGAACTTTGTGCAAGAGATGAATCGCGTCGATGGGTTCTTAGGTGCGGCGAGTATGGCACAGCTTCGGTTGACTGGGTTTAACTACTTAGACCGCATTCAACGTGTGGGCGCGGCCAAGCTCGGGTATTTCTACGCCAAGGATCTTGCGAAGAAGCTCGTACGGAGACCGGACGACAAGGGGATTCGATACCAGCTCGAAGAACTGCGACTGAATCCTGACGAAGTCCTCGACTCCATGACCACGACGGGGCAGCTCTCCGATGCGCTCGCAAAGCGGGCGATGCAGGTCTATGCTGATACCAGCATGGGCACGAGCGGTGTACGCGGACGGCCGCTATATGCGACCTCGTCACACTGGGCTCCGCAGCTCCTCCTGAATATCCGTGGGCAGCTCGTCAGCAACATGGCAGAAGCGAAGCGGATGATCTTCGATGCGCCGGACTTTATGACGGGCGTCGATAAGGCGGCACGGTTGATCGTGGGTGCGGCATTGGCCGGTACGACAACCATGGCGATTCGAGACGCGATCACTGGGCACTTGGGTGAACTACGTGGGTCTGCAAAGGAGTTAAAAAAGAAGTTCGGAAACGACATGGTGGCGAGAGTCGTAGACGGGGTTATCTATGGCATGGGTACGACGGCGACTGACGCTACGATCATGATGCTGGCACCGGGAGACGATGTGCGCGGGCGGTTCGCCTCCGGCATTATCGGGACTCCGATGACACAGATCAATCGCATGGCGGACGCGTACACTGGCCTACGGAAAGATCCTGGGCGCACGATTCTCAAGAACGTGCCTTCGCCGGTACCGTTGGATTTCTTAGCGGAAGAGGCGGGGGTTATTAGAAAGAAGCAGAAGCAATGATGAAGCACATTAAGGAGGGAAAGGACGGGGCGGTTATCACGACGATGCCGCCCGTTGTTCTGGACGGCATCATCGAGATTGCGATGATCTTTGCGCGGAACGGCTACCCCTTTGTCATCACCGAGAAAGACGGCGGCAAGCACATGGATGGTTCCCTGCATTACACAGGGTTCGCCATTGACTTCCGCTCGTGGGTCGTTCACGTAGTCAAGAGGCCCGCACTTCTCGCGCAACTCAAACGCGAACTGGGCTCGGACTGGGATGTGATTGAGGAACGCGATCACTTCCACGCTGAGTACCAGCCGAAGAAGGTAATGGTCGCATGAGCCCAATCCAATTCGACAGTCAATCCGTGGGACTTGTCGAGCGTATCTGGAACAAGATCGGCGCGCCGTCAGTCATGCTCACCGTCATGGTCTTGTTCGCCGCTGGCTACTTTACTTCGCCGATCACAAGGATGGAGGCCGCTATTGCGGCTCATCAAACGGATACGGCTCGTCAGCTCCATGAATCTCGTAAACAGACTCGTCTGATGTTTGAAGTCTGTATGTCTCAGGCAAAGCCTGAACGGTGTGGGGCGGCGTTGTTCGATCCTGACCGCGTGGACGCTCCGAAAGCGGCACTAGTACCGTCAGCCCCGCGTCCTTAGTGTGGTTCAATTCGAGGTAGGGTAGTCCGTCAAGAATAATGACAGACTGCCCTGCCTCTTTTTGTATGTAGATCTCAGACGGTGCCTGATGCAGTCTGATTGTCGGCATCTCGTCCATGGTCCTCCTATGTCAGCCCCTCCACCCGCCCCCGCGCGTAGCTGTCTGGCGTGATGGGGCCGAGCCATTCACCGTGAATATAATCAAGCCAGCCCTCCCGACTCAGCCAAGCATCTTTGAACTTCAGCCAAGCGTAAAGCCGACCATCTCGGCGCGTAATGAGAGCAATGCCTACCGTCCCGTTAATTCGATTCCAATACCATCCCGCAGTTGTCGGCCTCTCCCTCGTCCACCCCGCGTCAGTCATGGGCACCGCCTCCACCTTCGGTAAGGCCAGGACCATTTTCCTGAGGTCGGCATATTGGTCCCTCACGCGCTCCAACTCCGCCGTGCGTTGCTCTAAATCCTCACGTAACATGACGACATCGACCTCACGCGCCTCTAGTTCATCCACGCGCCGCCTCGCCGTATCGCGTTCTGTCGTGCGTTGTGTGAGTTGGGATTCAGCGTCCATAGCTCGTGACTGCATTTCATCCATATGCCGCATCGTCTCAAGATTCGCAGTAGACTGATCCTGTACCCATTCCTCCAACTCCCGCACCCGCGCCTGCAACACCGCAATGGTCGCCTGGGCGTCGGCAACACGCCTCGCTAACATCCGGCACCCGTAACACCCTTCTACTTGCTCCACGTCACGCCCTCCCCTTCGGCTTCACCAGTGGTTTAATCTTGGAGGTAATTGTTTGCCCATTCTCATTCACCCATGTGAATCGGGACCACTTTGGCTTGCGCACTTCCTTCTGTTTACCCATGCTGCCACTCCCGCCGCGTCTTACAGTTCTTTCTTCGGATTGTTCGGGTCGTTCTCTCCCTCGTGCATGTCACACGATTCGCCCTCTTTCATCTCCGGCTGTGGGGCGGGTTCCATCACGATGTCCTTCGGGTTAATCGGGCGCATCTCACCGCAGATCCCGTTACCCATCTCATCGACGAAGGCCGTGTCCGGTTTCCCGTCGAAGTCTTTGTCGTATACGTAGTAACGCGGAAACCGATGGACTGATTGACCTCGCACATCGTGGATCGTCAGCATATCCATTGCGCCGTCATGGTTACGATCCAGCCGGTAGACCGCGAAGAGTCTCCCCTGTTGGCTGTACATCTCCGGCCCGCTCATCATGTCCGCCTCTGCCTCTGCGACGTGACACGTCCACAGTTGACCGGGCGGCACCTTCACCGAAGCGGCATTACCATGCGGCACGAGTAACAAACACGCGGCCAGCACGAACAGCCCAATAAACGCCCACTCCAGCGCTTGTCTCTGAGTCGGCCACACCAGTGTCATGCTTCCTCCTTGACAACGGCCGCGAATTCCTTCACGCCGTCTTTCACAATGTACGTAAATTCATCGGCATCACCCCGGTCGAACTTCTGCACGAAGGCTTCTGGGTGCATACCTGGAAATGCCACCAGTGTGCCAACAATGCCCATCGAGTCCTTGAACTGGAAGACTCCGCCAAGACATCCCTCGACATCTATCGCGTGGTGCGCGGTCTCGCCCAGTTTGACCTCGCCCACGTCCGTGACTACAGGCCGACAGGCCTCGAAGTCAATCAGAGACCACACGATACGCGGCCTACCCCCTTGCGGTTCTGAATTCGCCGGGGCGAGCGAGGACTCCGACTGGCCGGTAGGCTTCCGGGCCTTTCCCGCTGGCCGAGTCGCAGCACGTGACCTCTCCCTGCGTTTTTTCCTTACGACATACGTCTTCTTTGGCATCGAGTTCTATGTCCTGTATGTTATAGTGTTTGGGCCTCCGGCTCGCGTGTAACTTCGCCAGCCGTGCCACATGTGCTTCCGCCAGTCCGCGTGCCTGTGCCGGGATTCCTGCTCCTCGATACTTCCGGTCGTCGTTCAGCATGCCCGTGTACTGCGCGTCGATCAGGATCGACAGCGAGGTAATGGCCCCCATGAGGTGGGGTACTCCGTCGTCAGGATCTAGCTCCTCTCCCTCGTTCCACGAGTTGATGTGGCGCAGTGCGGCCGATACGTAGATGCTCGCCAGCACGCCCGACGCACGCCAGTTATCCCGACCATACTTCCCCAGTCCGTTGAAGTGTCCAATGGCTAGGTATGCCTGCGTAATCATCGGAATCAGATGCAACGGGAGCTTCGTCGTTGCAACGATGTCCTTCGGGTTCGTCGGCTTTGCCGCTCCCGTCACCAATTTCTCCGGCATATTGACGTACGTCAGTGACATCACTCGTCTCCTCCTGGCATACGTAGTACCCGCCTACCCGGCACCGTCTCTTTCGTCACGCACGCTTTCCACGCGGCCGGGAACTTCTCTTGGAGCTTGAGCATATCGACGACTTCTTTTTCGCTGTCCTCGTTGTACCCGTACTTGACTTCGCCGCACGGGCTGTCGTACGTCTCGCGCTTCCCGAGGAGATCCTTGATGGACTTGGAGAGGGTCTCCTTGATTTTCTTGAGCGCGCTGAAGTCGGCGCTGACTTTGATGAACTTGTCAATTTGCGTGTCCAGATCGACAGCATCTTCCGCAGTCTTTCGCTTTGCCATACGTGCCTCCAGTTAGTCCAACAGCGTTCGCATTTTTCTGGCTCCTTCAATCCCTCGTACGCCGGATGCTCGTGGCATGGCGGCTCACTCTTGGGTGTGGAGTTGAAACCCTGTGTATCTAAGATCTCCATGACGATCCCGTTTCTGTTTCCACCGGAGGTTTGCCGTCACGATGCCGAGTCCCGCTGGGACTAGGCACTTCTGCTCTACGTAGCTCCCCGTATCGTCGTCCACGTACTCGCCCTCGACGTACCCTTTGAGGAACGAAGCGGAGCGCACGAAGCCTTGGACGACATCGCACATCTCCCACGCGCCGGATCTCGAATTCTTGCGAAAGTCGATGCCTTCGGTCGTAGTACCAATCTTCACGTGGTTGTGACCCATAATGTAAAGATTGCACATCGGGAACTTCTCCTTCAGGGCAATCAGCTGGCGGATCGATGCCGCCTTCGACGATGCTACCCCGAAGCCGTGGTGCATGAAGATCTTGAACGGAAATAACGCTGTCGAACGCTCGCTTTGCGTCAGTTCCAACACATGCACACCACAGATACCCAAGCAGGGTACACCAATCATCTCCGCAAGCACCTGTGACACTGACTTTCCAACGTACCTCTGACTCGTCTTTACGGAGGATTCCTGAAACGTGAAGTTGTGGTTTCCCGCTATCACGTGTGGGATCAGATGCTTGATCGGGATGAGGTCCGCATACAGCTTGAGCAGATCCTCCATCATGCGCTGTTCCATCCATGCGCGCGTGCTCCCATGCAGACCGGACGCCCGATAGCTGCGCCTCTCAGATCCCGACAACAGTTCTAGCTCGTCGCCCATGAGTGGAACAATCACCTTCCGGTTTGTCTTCTCGCTCGTCTCTCGCAGCCACTGGATCGAATCGACGAAGCGGTCCCGGTCGAAGCCGGGAGCATTGTGATGGATGTCGCCGATAGGTGCAAAGATGAGTTTGCTTGTCGTCGGCAACACGTACCGCGTGCTCATAATAATCATGCGTCAACCATCCCCAGTTTCTCCGCGTCGTTCATCATGCGACCTTCACCTTTCTGCCGTCAAAGTTCGACCGTAAATACGTTGCTGCTCTCTGTAGTAACGCGGCATGCTCTGCCCGCCATCGCCCAATCAAGTACTTGTTGCAGAGAAAACACAGGAGACCTCTGACTCGTAGCGTCTTGTGGCAATGGTCTACGTTTAAGGCTAAACGCTTCGGGGGTCGCCCACACAACGCGCACTTCCCATTCTGCGCCTTTAGCATCCACACATACTGCCGATGAGTGATGCCATACTTCCGGCGCAGGTACGCGTCCTTCTTTTTGGTCTGTTCTGATTCTTTCAACGAAGTCTCCGCTTTGAAGTCCTAGTCGATTCGGTTCGAGGACCGTCCCGCCTCTCGGAAACGCCAGGAGTTTTCCCGCACGAGCGTCGTCAGCATGCCCGTAAACTTGTAATGCCGATTCTTGACCACCCATAGTTCCGATGTGTCCTCCGATACTTTCATGACATCGTACACGGCATCGCCCGCGTACTCAATTTCGCCGGTCTCTTTGCTGCCCGACATCGACGGATTCCCATAACTCGCGCGGCCCTTCTCCGAAATGAAGATCACGTGGTGCCCGTACTTCTTCAACGCTTCGAGCTTATGTACCACGCTATCTATAGTCTCACGTTTATGTGAGATAGAGTGGGAGACTTTTTGAATGCTGTCCACGACGACAAGTGTCGGTACCTTGAGCATGCCAAGATCGCGCTCAAGCGTGCCGAGGGTGTGGCGTACGTACAGGTTCTCGGTGTATCTATCGATCTTAGCCCGGTTCCCGGCGAACATCTCGCTGATATGCCACGCCATGACCTCTTCACCTTGCTCAAAGTCATAGTATAGTACCGGCCGTTCCACGCTGATACTGACTCCAATCTGTAGTCCGAGTGTACTCTTGCCAGCCGCTGGCTCGCCCTGAATAACGACGACGCCGTAGATCCCGTTGAGTTCCCGATTGATGGACGGAAGAGACGGAACATGTATGCCCACTGGCGGAGCAATCTTTTTCCCCATGCGCTCTCGAAGCGGCACCAGTTTGTTCTTCGGGCTGGCGGTCTTATCGACGAGTTCCTTAATGCCCAGAAGGGAATAATCCCCCGTGGCAATCTGATCGGTGGCTTCGTTAACGACGGCATTGATCGCCCTCTTCCTAGCCAGTGTTTCGAGGACCTCCTCGATCTCCGGCATGTCGGACTCGTTCACGGCTTTCATGTACGTACGTAGATCCCCTACGTCGCCGCCGTGAAACTCTGACGCAGACAGCAGCACCGCCTTGGTACTGGGGGACTTGCCTTTGCCCCCCAGTCCCACGATGGCTTTGAAGATCGCTTGGCCGGTCTTGCTCAACTCCTCAATGTGAAGTTGCTCAGTCGCCAGCTCGCCCTTCAAACACGCGTGTATGGCGGCGTGCTCAAGTTCAATGTTGAGTGGTAGCTGCCGCCCTTTCACGTTCTTGCACCTCCGCGATCTTGCCGATTTCTACCGCCATGGCCGGTCCTCGTTTCTCCATCTTCTTCGCGCTCCATGGCTTGTACTTCCAGAACAGTTTCTCCAACGCAGGGAGCTGCGCCTTATCCCACCCCAGTCGCAGACACTCGTTCAGCCACCACGCGCAACGCCGCTGTAGCGACAGACTACGCCGGGACATGGATAACGGTCTCCCCGACCGTGTCCGCAGCCGCGAGGTCGTTCTCCATTTCCTGTGCGCGAGCTAAGAATTGCAGCACCTCCTCGAAGTTCGTCGTCGAGGCGTCCGCCATCTTCAGCATAAGATCCGCCTCTCGAATCGCGGGAGCGTAGACGACGGTATGCTTGCCCGCACCGACTGCGTATCCCAGTTCCATACCGGCCGATAGACCGAACGGCAACACGGCCACCACGGCATCCGCACCGATCAATGCGGCCATGTCCTGTCTGTAATGATTCACGGCGCGTGGATGATGGTGTGCGTCCAGCATCTGCGCCGGAGTCCACATGTGCCAGTTCTCGTCGATCTCGTGCCAACCAAACCCGCCCGCACGGAAGTCGTACACGTCATAGCCTTGGGCGCGAAGTCGCTCGACGACCTGAGTGTAAAACGTGTTCTTCCACGAAGAGGCTACGTATATTTTCAACATCAGTCGCGCATTCCTTTCACGGTCTTCATGGCCTTGATGAGTTCAGGGATACTTTCGTAGTTGACATCGATCTCAGATTCGCCTTGCTTAATCTCGATCAAGCCACCGCACTCGTAGTCCGTGACGAGGATCGCTTTCTCTGGGGTGCCTTCCTCGTCTTCTTGCCAGATGACTTGCGCGTGTTTGCTGCCTATTGTCGAAATCATGTCCGGTCCCAGCTCCTCTTTCCGTATCGCCCTTCGGGCTTGCACAGTTCGTAGTGCGGGCAGTTGGTCGCACTCCTTGCGGGATTTAGCCCGGTGCAATCTATGGTGCTCAGGCGCAGGCATTGCCTCTAGGTTCTCTATCGCGTTGTTCAGCCTGTTCTCGTCCTTGTGGTGTACATCGTACCCGTCCGGTATAGGCCCGTAAGTTAGCGTCCATACCAGCCGGTGCACGTAAGACTCGACACCGTAAAACATAGTGCGCAAATACCCCGACGTTGAAATCCAAGCGCTGTTCTTTCGGCTTAGTTGCGGACCGGGCTTCTTCGCGTAAGCTTCTGTCCCTCCATGTCGCTGCTTCCGGCTCGTGTGCGTAGTACACAGGCGGCTATACACGAGCCCCTTGTAGGCGCGGCGGGGCTTATCGCACCCGACGACACCGCAGCGCATTTCTTTTTGCGTCACGGCTTCCACCTGCCCTCCGGTTTGCACAGGTCGAAATGTGCGCACATAGCCCTTGAGCATTTCCAGTCTCGGCACAGCGGAAGCTCCTTGGGCTTCTTCGTTTTTAGTGCTACCTCCAGCGCCTTTCGAGTTCGGAGTATTTGCTTTTTATACAGTTCGAGATCCGCAGGCGTGACCGATACAGTGTACGCTCGATACTGAGGATAGCTCCCCCAACCTTCCCCGCGAGGGGCAGGAAGATTCGGCTGAAGTACCACAAGGCGACCAGTCGTCGAACCCTGTGCCACCATGTAGATGAGGAGCTGTTCGCAGTAGAGGTCAAGGTCCTTATCAACGTCCATCTCCTTCGGCTTACGTGAAGTCTTGAACTCCCACGGAATGTGCGGAGTCTTCGACTTGTCTTCCCAGTCATTCGACCACATAATCCCGAGGGCCTTGTCCCAGACAGAGCCCGCATCGCTCGCCCAGTTCACGCCCTTCTCACCATTCAACGCAGAGAGGAAGAACGCGTGGAGCACTTTCCCGACGAAGAAGTGCCCCACCATACGCGTGCTCGGCTCGACAGGATGCTGCCGATCCCAGTACGCCTTGCGCGGGTCAAGCAAATCAGAGGCGTGAATGCGGGGATCACGGTGGTCGTTTTTGAGCCATGCACGCGTCTGCTCTACCAGCTTCTGCTCTTGCTTCTCGCTTCGCACAATACGCAGACTCTTTGGCAGCACTAACACTAGAACCCCTCCTCTTCCTCTTCCGGTAGCTCGTGATGCGCCAGCGTACGACCGTACAGGTACGACATTACACGCTTGGCTGACTTCTCCTCCAGGTTCCTGATCGCGTTCCAGCACGTGTTCAACGCAGCAAGCTCCACATCAGGGAGACTTTCCGTCTCGCGTTCTTTATCTTCGCTCGTAGCACAGACCAGTCGGCGATCTTCGAGGGGCATGCCGCTAAGTTCTCCGCTGAGTCCACAATCTGCTGAATCGAGCAGAGCATCGCTCGCAGATCGTCCGCTGCTACGGTAACGTCTCGGCTTCGTTGTACTCCTCTTTCTCCTGGGCGCTCGGGCTTGGACTTTGGCTTTGGCTTTGGCATGCGTTGTCAACGGTCCCTCCTTCGGATGACTCAATGCTTACCACGGTACTCGTGCGCCAGTAGTCGAATTGTGCGGGCGATCCGATGCCCAACTTCATGTACGTAGAATCACGAACCTGACCCATCGCGTTAAACATCGACGACGGATTGAGTTCCCCCGTCTTCTTCACCTGAAACACCGTCCCGTTATGCCGAACCTCGTACACCGAATTCAATGTCGTAATCTTTAACACGGCATGTACCCCCATTGCGCGTTATCGTGTGGTCCCTCAATCTGCACGCGGCACATCGTCACCAGACCCATCTGCGCTTCGAGCCGCGCCTCAAGCGCCTTCACATGGGCCTTTAATACTCCGAGGTTTTCAGCTATCGTAAAGCTCACGCTCTTGCCCTCCCAGTTAAATCTGGCATGTTGTAATGCCACGCGCTGTCTCCGTATGGATAGCGCACTGGTCCGCTATTTTTCATAACGTCCTCCAGCCCCGCAAACATACCCTTTGGGACTTCTCTCCCGTCACACAGTAGCCACCCGTCAGGCACTGGCTTGTCAGCGGGGTAATACGTAATTGTGCCGGGGGGCAATCCCTCTGCACCAGCCGCCTTAATGATGGGCTGATATCGCTTGAATATGATTGTCTTCCCCCTAGGGCGGGACACCTTGGCCCTTGGAGTAGGAGGGGGTGTACCAGGAATGACTGCGTCAGCAGCCCTCAGGGCCGGAGCAGCCGCGATAAGCGCGACTGCCCCGAAGATCCCTTTGAGGAACCCTCGTCGATTAAGCATCGACATGCTACCAGTCGTCCTCCTTCTTACCCTTGCCCTTGGCCGGCGCCTTGTCCTTTACGCCGCCAGAACTGGAGGACTTACTTCCGCCTTTTGAAGACTTTGATTTTCCTTTCGATGCCGGTCGGCTTCCACGCTCAGAATCTTCCTCGCCGCCGTCATCATCACGTCCTGAATCGCGATCATCTTCGTCGCGTCCGTCCCGCTCATCTTCACCGTCACCTGAATCCCATTCATCTTCTCGTGAGCGTCCACCACGATCACTGCGGCCATCTCTGTCGTCCCTTTCGTCGCGGTCCCGGTCGCGGCCATCGCGGCCTCGGTCCCTGTTAGAATAACCACCTCGCCCACCACCACCACGATCTTCCGCTTCTGCAATCTGCACAGTGAAGTCAGGATCTTTCTGACCCCGCTTGTTGTTGTTCTCCCACAAGAACACCACCACGTCAGCCCGCTTGTCGTCACACTCCTCGAACTTGCGCATGATCTTCTGGATGTCCTGGTTGCGGATCTTACCCGTGAACATCCCGCGCTTGTTTCGATTCTCCCACAGCCCGGTCAGGCGTACGTATTTCCCGTCATCCTGTCGGCCGCGTCCTCGATCTCGGTCTCCGTATCCCATCGTTCCTCCGTTATAGCCGTTAGTACTCGATGCTGTCGTCGGTCTCTTCTTCACCCACGAGGTCATCCGCGTCCAACTCGTCGCGCTCCACGTCGTCAGCGAGGTCGGCGGAATCCTCGAAGTCCGAGTGTTCCTCGTTCTTCACCACGGACTTACGCACCACCTTCGTCGGCTTGGCAAGGATCTCGGCTTTGGTCTTGCCCTTCTTCTTCGGCGCGGCTTTCTTCGCCGTCTTCTTCGGCTTCTCAATCGGCTTACCGCCCATGGTCTGCGCTTCCGGTTCCTTCACAGTCTTCTTCGCCATACTCATCCTTTCAGGCCCGTGGGGCCTAGCTCATTGCTTCAACCCCCAGCAGGGGCCGATGTTAGTTTCAATCTTCAGTGTCACATTCAAGTCGGACAAGATCGCTCTCAACGACGGCACTTCGGACATGACCTCGTGAACTATCGGAGTCGTCTTCTCTGCCAGCTTGCCGGGAATGTCCAAGACAAGATCGTCGTGGACTTCGATACAGAGTAGCGGCATCGTCGGCCAACGCTTCTCCATAAGTCGTACGTGGTATTCCTCATAGCTTAGTTTGTACTGTTCAAGGAACCTCCTTTCAAGGTCGATCATGCCCGCCCCTGTGACATAGCTGGCGAGCCCTTGGATGGGGCCGTTAATGGCCTGGTTGACAGCATGCGCCCGGTACTTACACCACTTCCGGTACGCCTCCTTCTCAGATCGCGGCGGCTCTGGCGGCATCGGGAGTCTGCGCTTCTGCCCCAAAGCATTCGTCACGTACCCATGTTCAAGCACAAACGCTTCTTGTCGCTCCTGGTACTCGATGATACCAGGGAACAGATCCGTCAGGAACTTGTCCAACATCTCACCCGCTAGCTCTTGGTGTCTCTCATAAGAGCTGTCGAGTCGTACACCGTGGACGATCCATAGATTCTCAGCGAGGCTCCATTTCTTTTGATTGTATATAATCGCAAGAACGAGCGCCTTGATTGCGCGGTATTGATCCGATTTTTTGTCCACCGTCGTTTTGAAGAAGTCTTCCCCGATTTTGATGTATCCGTTCTCGTGTTTGGTGAAGTACTCAGAGAGTCGGTGCTCACCAGTAACCCATCCGCCAAGAACGGGCTCCAGCTTACTATTATGTGAGAACAGTCCTTCAACGATCACCGTATTGGTCGTGGTGCCAATTGCCACCACAGGACCATCCTTTCGCACATGCTGGACAGCCAGCACCTTCGCCGGGGTCGAGTGCTTGCCCCATCCTTGCCGCCCTTCCCACAGGACGGACGCCTTCGACAGCAGACGCTTGGGGCGAAGCATACCCAGGAGACGGAGCTTCTCTCCGACTGGCCCCTCAATCTGAAGCGACTTAGTCTTCCCTTGCCCGTACACTGTGGTAGAGAATCCTCTCCGTTGTAGCGCGTCTTCTACGTCACGGAGGATTGGCCCCTCGTTCTGCCCGAAGCCGACACTTCCTCCAGACACCCACCCCTCGCCGTCGTAGAGTCCCGCTAGGTACCCCCCTTCACGGGTTCGGTCCTCTTCCCACGGTTCGGCATAGAACGGGATATACTCCCCTGGCACAATGTCTTGTGTCATCTTCCAGTCGTAGGCGTGCTTGCCGCTGGCCTTTACTAGCCAACGATGTTCACAAGAGACTTCGACGCTGCCTCTGTCGGTGACTACGCGCATGGTCGGACGCGTCAGCGTCTTTAGCGACGTGACGTGAGCCCGCTGCATCTTGCGCTTGTCCCCGTACTCAGGGAAGGCAATGATCTCTTGTCCTATAACTAGGTCCTGCGCCGTTCTCCACCGGAGGTCGGCGCACAGCACCCGTGCGGACGGAGAAACACAGTAATCATTGTCCGCTATGACCCCGTCCTTGAACCGTGACACAATAATCCGACGCACTGACACCGGCCAGTTCTGAAGATTCGGAGAGTCACTCGCCCGTCTACCAGTCTTGGCAGCAAGCGGGTTAATCCGCACAGGCATCCACAAACGTCCATCTGGTTGCCGCTGAAACTTCTCGGCCAAGGAAGCACAGTATGTGCTGTCGAGTTTGTCATACTTGTTGTACCTCAGTACCTGGGCCAGCTCCGGCACCGTCTCTGACGCCTCCTTCAACCGCTTCGCGTCCGCGCTTGGCAATCCCGCTTTCGTCCGCGCCTTGACCGGCAATCCCAGTTTGTACCTGTCATACAGCAGCTCTCGGACTTGTGCGTCTTTACCTGGGTCAAAGTCATCCCATCCGAAGCGCTCCGTCACCCACTCCATCACCTCTTTGCGGGCGTCTTCTTTGTTCGCCGCAACCACACGGTGCATCTTCTTGACCGTCTTCTCGTCTAAGTAAACACCCGTGTGGTAGATCCTACGTAGTGTCATCGCGATGGCGTGACACATCTGCGAAGGGCCCTCGATTCGATCTAGAGCGGCCTCATGCGCAAGCACAGTGGCCCACGCGTCAAGCCGACATCGCTCATCGCGAAGATCTGGGGGCCATAGCGAAGAATTAACCCCGTAGGCTTCGGTGTCCACTTTCCATGAGTCAGTTCGGTAGTCAGAGAGGAGCAGGTTTTCCAGTCTATAACCGTCTTTGCCTCTATTCTCATCCGCCAGCTTGGCTTCGAGGATCGTGTCACGTTGCTTCTTGCCTTGTAGCCACAGCTCCATGGACTTGAGCCGTACGCCCTTCTTGAGAAGGGCTTCGAGGTCTACGGCCGGTTGATGTCCGATGAACACCCTCCCGTCGAGTAACGGAGGGAGCTTCTTTTTCCAGTCAGAAACGGGATAGACCACTGAGGTCTTCCCGTCACTGACTGCGCCACAGAACACCTCGTCTTCCCAGAATTCTGAGTCAAAGCCTACGGCCTTTGTGTTCTTTGGTGGCGTGTTACCTGGATGCGGAGTCAAGGGCCATTCAAAGCGGTCGATGTCTTCGACGAGTCGCGTGTACGTTTGGGGATTCTTCAGCGCGTCATGGATCGAATACGTCACCCACCACTGATACGTATTTCCCTCAGTCTCCAGCGTTTGGACTCGGCCCCGCAGTTTCACGATCCGTGCGGGCTTCGAGGAGTTCAACAGCGATTTCGCAGCAGCCTCACCAAGCGCGAGCACACGTGGTGCCCGCAGTTGGTGAAGCGCGCGGTACAGGAACGGCGCACATGCTCGCAGCGACGTAATCTTCGGCTTCTTTGAGCCAGTCAACAACGGTTGACAGCGAAGCGCGGGCATGACGGCGACCTGTTTTTTACGCAAGCCCGCTTCTTGCATTGCGTCACGAAGTACTTCGCCCGTCATCCCCTCGTAAGGATTTCCAGTTCGAGCGAATTCCATGTGCGGGTAATCGAGGATGAATAAGTATTCGCCGGTATAACCGTCCGGCACGTACCCTTCGACAAACGGAGAGGGATTTGAGCACAGCCCGCACTTCACGCAAGCAGCGCGGGAGCGCCCCGCAGCCGACATCGGCTCCATCACTATCGGCTTTGGGGCTCTCACGGCTTTCATATCACTTCCTCCAGTTTTTGACTCCGCCTCTGCTTGACAGCGCGGCGGCTCGTTCGCTTACAGACGCCCCTGCCAGATCCTTCGATTCGGTCCACTCTGAGATTTCAATGATGCTCGTAGGAATGCCCCCGCAGGCGAAGTACGCCGCGAGATGCGGCCCACTTTCGGATGAATCATGATCCGGTACCACAACGGATCCAACGATCCCGCGAGCAGCGCACAGTGCGATAACATGGTTCAGTACCTCCGGTGGTGGCGTATTGCCCATGAGTGCGAATCCGTAATACCCTTCGCCCGCAGCCGCCAAGGCATCCATCGGGCCCTCAACAATCACCGCCATCGGAACTACGCGTTTCCCGAAGGGCTTCACCATCACCACCGCATCCCCACGTGTGCCAGGAGGTGACTGGTACCTCACACGCGCCTTGGAGTTCAAGGCACGGGCTTGCCAGTACGCGTGACCGGGTCTCGTAGTCTGCGCCGGTATCACCACCCGCAGGAACTGATCGGCCGAGATGGATGGATACCACCCGTTCGCCGTGGCCAGGTACGGCGACAATCCCCGGCCGGTCAAGTACTGTTCGACCAAGAGCGCGTCTTCAGGACGCGGAGACCGCAGCGGGAAGAACGCGTTATACGTGACTTCCTTCGGCCGTGCCCTCTCGTGCTGATAAATCATCTGTGTTTTACCCCCTATAATATTAAACCACCAGACCCCTCTTTTTTTACAACCCCACTTAACTACTTGATTCTCTTACGGTTATTCGCCTCAGTTTTCGCCTCATTTTTTGATTTTGCCCCAAGTCTTCGGGCCTCTCTGGTGTGTATCACCTAAAGAAACTCGCGATAAACAGCACAACAGACACAATTAGCATAGCCATAAACACTACGAGGTCTGGGTCAACCCTGCACGCCTGTCTGCTCATCGGTGCTCTCCGTACTCGTCGAATGCCGGGTGATGACGGCGCTTCGTCCCGGTTTTCATCTTTTCGTACGCTTCTGCCCGCAGAATCGAGGCCATTTTCAACAGGTCCGCCTTCAGCTCCAGCGTATCGCGGCAGTCTGGACAACCGCCCGTGCCTAACGCAAGCAATCCTTGGCACGGTATCAGGAAATGGTCCGCTGCCCGATCGAGCACACTCAGCAGATCTTCGACCTTGAGCTGTGTCTTCATCACCGACTCGCTTTCTCGCGAGGAGCATACTCCTTCAGCGCCGTACGTAGTTTCTCTATCCCTCGCGTGTAGATCCTCCACATCGAGGTCCGACTCTCCACGTAGCAGGCGGCATCGTTCAGCGTATCTTGCCCGCAGATCACCGCCACGACAACCTTGCGCTCCTCTTCGTCGAGATTCTCTAGAGCGCGCCGGACATCGGTCGTCATCTCCAGATCATCCTCGCCCGCAATGTCGGAGAGGTGCGGTTGCTTGACCTTCGGGTCAGCCCGCTTGCCCACGACCGTATGGCAGAGCGCACAGGCCCCATGCACGTTCAATTCTCCCACGTGACAGAACGGGCATTCATCGCTTGACATTTCTCGATCCTCCTGTACGTCGTCCGTGTACGTGTCGGCTTCGCCGGGGTCCGCGAGCTGGACGAACTTGGCCGCGTGTGCGATGGACTCGCGCCTTCTCTTTGCCAGTTCCCACAGGGCGGTCCTTCGCAGGAACGGGATGAGATTTTCTTGCGTCATCTTGGCGAACGCCTTTCGCGTGAAGATCCCGTGTACCACGTCGCTGATGATCCCGTTGGCTTCGTTGTCCGTCAGCGACTTTCCTTTGAGCATGCTTCGCAGACTTGGCAGCGCTTCTTCGACCACTTGCAGAAACCGATACCTCTTCATGCTGCCCTCCTCCGTGGTCAAATAGTAAATCGCCTGCAACACTTCTTTCGGCCGCATTCGCACGGTGCCTGAACTGAGCATAGTACCTCCTCCACTTTCGTGAACCAGGAGCGCACGACGGATGCCGCCGCCATGTGCGCCCGATGAGCATGAGTTCCTCGTCTCCGACCTTACCGCAGATCCGGCACGGGGTCAAGGGCGAATCGCCTTCCGCGCGGTTCTCTTTCTTACGCGGTTTCGGCATACGTATAATTCCTTTCTCTTCTCGATTCTCTTATTGCCGGTTACTTGTTGGGCGAATCCTGTAGGGATTCGACTCCCGTTATTCTCTAGATCTAGTTATATCTAGATATAATATATATATAGCTAGATACAATGTATCTAGCGTGTTTCTTACGAAACACTAGATATATCTAGTATTTACGCTCTTTCAGAACCGCTTTTCCGCCGTTCGCCACTACGAAGGCCGTTTCTAACAGAACAGGGACCGAAAACAGGGCTTGAATTCCCTGTGCGACAGGGACTTCATAGATGTGTACCGTTCTTCCCGTTTGATCTTTTAATGTGAGTCTAAATACGTGCCACATAGACCTAGCTCCTTTACGCGGAAAAGAGAAAGCCCCCTAAGCCATAACGCCTAGGGGGCCCTACTCAGACAGGTATGTATTAGGCCCTACAGGGCTTTGTCTACCTTGTCGAACTCCTTTGCAAGATCGGGATTCGCGCCCCTGATATTTTGGGCCAAAGTGATGTGGTCTGATACCTTAGCCTTTCGGTACTCCTCGATAACGGCCTTTTCCTGAAACCCCACTGATACTCCTTTGTACTCCCACGTTTGAACGCGCATAGTGTCTCTCCTTTTTGGTTATGGCACAGTGTGAAATTACTTTAGCCTATGGCCGGAGTGTTGTCAAGTAATTTCTTTAGCGTTACCGTTTCTTCTGTTATCCAGATTTCCCGTTGATTGTTTTCGGCCTTTATGTCGCGTGCTAGGGCTTTGATTTCCTCCCTCACGTTTGCCTCTAGTGGCGCAAGGTGAACAACGGTGAGGCTTCCCTCTATGTTCCCGTTGAACAGTCCTACACCGGCGTATAGCGTGCAATCTATCTTGTGTTCCCTGCAAAGTCTCGCAATTTTGCCTCTGTTTATGTCTTCTGTCAAAATGCTATAGCGCGTGTAGACCCTGGTTTCAGTTTCCATTAGGTACACCATGGGTTACTACGTGCGCGATAGTGTCCGGGTAAGACTGGCCCCGGCCAGCTAACCACGTGTTCCCGTGGTAGAGATCCCACATGTTTGACAGATGATTCCACTTAAAGTTAAACACGTAGGCCGTAGACCCCTGTGCTACGCGTATCCCCGTAGAGGTAAACGCAGCCGTCATTCCCATTTTGCGCGTCATGTCGCAGCATGCACGCCTAATCCGTTTTTTGATCGCTTCTTTCTGTGCGGCCGATAATTCTAACATGTTTCCTCCTTTCCCTTTACCCCTGTGTTACAGCGTACAAAAGCCTCTTGCCTTGCTTTCGGAGTGCCGTTAATTTTGCCCCTACTGTGCGAGCCGCAACAATAATAGATGGTACTTCATGAGACGGCGCAAGTATACGCAAATTGCTTTGTCCATTGATCGACTCCTTTTCTCCTCTGAGCCGCACGCGAAATTCATACATAGTCAAGTCTCCTTTGTTGAGGTTAGGCACGGTTTAGATAAGCGTAACTTTTTGTTCCCCGAAATGCCCGAACACGACATAGTACAGGGCTTGTACATAGACTTCAGTGAAGAGTGCATGCTTTGCGCTTGGGGTATGTAGTTCCCCTGTAGCCTTATAAGCCCCCATTTCCCCGTCTAGGGTGAAGTCGTGCCCCGTCAAAATATGGCCGTACCAGCCATGCACCGCGCGGAATCTCAGATTTGCTGTCGCGTAAGGCTGCCCTGGTTTGAACCGTACGCGCAAGTCTTTTGGCAATGCCTCATAGAGTCGCGTAGTCTCCTCCGCTAAGGCTTTCCACGCGTAGACATGCCTCTTTTCTATGGTATCTGCCGACTGATACCGATAGAGCATTTCCCATTGTTCACGGGTTACTTGCATGTGTCAGCCTTTCTGTTGCTGTATCCACTTGTCTGCAATGCTATCCGGTACAACAAAATGAGTCGTTCCGCGATAGACCGCGACTGCACCCCCGGTAAACTCATCCAGTCTCATTTTGCTGCTCGTTTGCGACCAGGTAAGAATCCAACCATCCTGCCGGTCAAACTGTTGCTGATAGGCTGCTACGATCTCCGCTAGGCGTTCTGGATCTCCGTATTCTTCGGCATAGACCCACACACCGTCAGATTCGATTTCATACGAGCATACTGGCCCATCATCACTTTCATCCTGTTCATCAAACTTTGCCGCAAGCCATTGTTTTTGCGCTTCCGTGTCGCATGGAATCATCACGCTGAACTGTAAGTAATTGTTTGCCATGGTGCTAGCCTTTCTATGTATGGTGCCGTCCTTCTGCTTGTGCGAGTGCCATTGCCGCCTTGAATACGGGTGCCCATGTATCAAGCGCCTCATCCGCTAGAACCCACGGACCAGGCGTAAACTGTGCGGTGTTCATATTGATAACCCCTGTTTCCTCAATAATTGTGAATGAACCAGACTGCGATAACTCCGGCGGCTATCAAGCCAATACACTCCAATAGGTCATACATCTTCTAAAACCTCCTTGTAAAATAAGTGTAACTGTGGGTCTTTTGGTTTTCTGAGAGAATCCCTAACCGCTAGCCAGATTATCGCCTGGAGCTTGTGCGGCTGCTAGTCTTGCCTCATCGTTGCTTGAGTACTCCGACACGGAAACTGTAATTGATAGACTCCGATGGACTATAGCCTTTACGCGTGCGGGCTTATGGTTTGTAAACGGGAGATATTTTACAAGGATTGCTTTATGCGACATGTTTTCCCCTCTTAGGTAGTTTTATGGTGCCGTTGTCTATTAGCTCTTGACAGCGTCTTTGGTAGCCGCCTTGTAGACCGTAGATCATGCCTGTTTTCAGTAAATGCCGGTAGAGTCTCGCTTCTTGTTGGCGTGACAAGCCTTCTGTTTCATACTGGATAATGTTAGAAACTACATCGTAACCCATGGCTTCCTTTCCCGTATCTCTAACACGGTTAGGTGTTCATACGTGGTATAGAGGTTTGCTAAGACATCCGCCGCCGAGACCTCCTCACGATAGCCTGAAAACTCTGACCTAACACCTAGTGCGCCGCGCTTACGCGCGATAATGTGAAAAAAGAAGTCTCGCATGTTACACCATAACCGGGCGGTAGCCATAGGCTGCAATCGTGTGAAGGCTAACTGTAGAGTGTAAAACTAGGTTGTCGTCAATCGCCTCTTCGATGTTATACAAGCCAAATGCGCGTGTAGGGGTTTCTTGCATGCCAACAAACGACACGCAAAGCGGAGTCAAGGCCGGATCTAGGGCCCTGATAGCGGCCTTTTCACAGTCGGCTAGAATCATGATTAGGCCTCCCCTCTTGCTCTGTTGTCTAATTGTCCATCCCAAGCCAGCGCGTGCATGATGCAAGAGCCTAGTTTCGTTGCTGCTTGGCTGTAGGTCAACCCGTCTGTAACTTGTTTCCAGTACGTGACCGTGAATCTGTCTTTAGCCTCTTGGTAGAGCATGATTGGCATTCCAGCAATGGCAAACGTAGCGCATAGCTTCTTTCCCAATGGATTAGCTTTTCCGGCCATGATGGGGTGTCTCCTCTTGTTGATTGTTAAGGTTTTGGCATGTGGTCACAGTCAAACTACGCACGCGAGCATAGGCTTTACGCGTGGTCTCACAGGTGGCTTTGTCTCTGTGGTGTGAATACACGATTTCCCCGCTAGGCGAGAGAACGGCAAACCACCATACAAGGGCTAATGGGAGTGTGAGTCTATGGGGGGAATATCGAAACATGGGTAGAGTATAACACAAAATGACATGCGATAGCTCATGGTTGCCGTACAATTGATTAGTTCAGATTTCCCACTGCAAATCCCAAGCACCAGCACTCCATAAATGCGCGATTGCTGCCTTGGCCTCGCCCTCTGTGGTCCAACGGTATTGGCCGGCATCCTCACCAGTAGCGGTACGGATAGCAAATCCACCATCTTCCGCCACGATGCCGAGGCTTACACGCTCGTCAATTTCTGGATCATTGTGCTTAATTGTGGCTATGATATCCATGTTGACTCCATCGTTAATTGTTAAACACAGCATAACAAGTACAAAATAGTTTGTCAAGTGGAAATTATTTTTATTCTTCACCATAGGCTGATTCGATTTTATTGCTACAGTGGTCGCAATAGAGCTCTGTATCCTCATAATTTATGTCGGCAGCCTCAACTTTCCATCCATCTGACACATTATGTCGAATTGCCCATACGATGCTTCGATACTCTTTCTTGCCACAATCAATACACAATGCCGCACCGTCTGAGGTCACAAGAAACAAAGGGTACCCTCCAGGCCATGCGTACTTGTCTCGAATCGCTTGCTTGATTGCTAAAGGGACTTTGTTATGTGTTTGTGTCATATCGAACCTCCTTCGTAATTATTGATTACAGTATAACACGCACACACGGAATGCTGTCAAGCACAAATTTCATTTATTGTGAAATTATTTTTAGCCCCAATTTCGGGGCAAAAGTCGCGTGGTGTTAGATTTCCGCCACAGGAAACACCCAACAAATCCGCCAACATAGATGTGTTGTAATTTTTGCTTAGTTGGCCGGTTTAATATTATAGAGGGATATGAGTACTAGATATATCTAGAAAACAAGTCAGACTCAGCCAATATAACTAGCCTTCGTAAGAAGGCGTAGCATACAGGCTGAACATAATAATATGCGCATGCCTGCTCGCAGAATATGCGGCATGCACATGCGACCATGGGTGAACATAGAGCTATGCTTCTACGTCGCTTCGCTCCGATCAATCAAGAGGGCGATTACATCGAACTTGATTCGGTCTTACGACCGAAGGGAGTGCATGAGATTATGGGCAACTACATAGGATAGTGTTACTACTTAGTATACTGTAGACCTCTTCGAGGTCTTCGAGGTCTTGCGTGAGACGATGGGCGATACACATTTCAACATGCGCAGTCAAACGTGGGCGATGTGTGACACGTGAGAATGCCACCCACCCTTGAGGGCGATGGCCTGTGTTGGCGTTGGCAGGGCAGGTGAACCGTAGAACGAGGGACCTCAAAATATACGTACCCCCCATAGTCAATGAGGACTACGTAATTTTTTTTTATTTGGGAAGGGCGAAAACTTGATTCGTGTGAGCCGAGAGAAGAGGCGAACGTGAAACACGGTGGCGACCGCAAGAGCAAAGAGTTTGAAGAGGCGCAGAAGCGAGCCCTGAAGTCTGCCATTGAACAAGCGCGACAGAATCGCGCGAAGGTCAAGAAGGCCGCCGAGGACTTTCGGACGCTCGCCCCAGAGAGCCAGCGTACCGCAGTCACGGATCTCTGGAAAGAGACCGCGTACGTGACGGCCCTACGGGCCTCTGACTTTGCGAAGACGTGTGGCGCTCGTGAGGGAGATCGGTTGAAAGACCTCATCTCGTCAGCCGCCACTGCACACGACAAGGCGTATCCGGTCAAGGATGCCCTCGACTCGAAGGAAGTCCTGAAGCTATTCGGCACGCTGGGGCGAAGTGTCGAATCCATCGTGAAGCCGAAGACCCCAACTATCACCGCCGAGGTCCAACCGGCTCCGCCGTTGATGATCGAGGCACAATCCACGGAGGTTCCATGTCCAAGTCCAGACGCTTCGCAGTTATCGCCGGTCTCATCCTTGCCGCCTTTGGGAGCGGGATGGCCGGATGCGAGCAAGTCAAATCGCTCGTCACATCCGAGCCCCACGAGTACTGCCAGCCGTCGAAAGTGTACCCCGACAAAGAAGTCTGCGTAAAAGTCGAGTACAACGACCTGGCTCCGAAAGCGGAAGTCAAGTAGCACTCAGGGGAGTCCGCTGTGAACTCCCGCAACGATTCCAGATCACGCCGCACGTCACCACGTCACGGAGACCCAATTTGAAAGGATACCATGGGCGATCCAAGTCTGAGGGCGGAGTTACTCGAAAGCGGTGAGGACGACGCGTGGGACTGGGAACGCGCCAAACTCCAGCGTGACTTCATCACGGCGGAGGAACCGTTCACGGTCATCTCGGGCGGATTCGGTCTCGGTAAGACGACGGGGCTATGCGCGAAGACGATCCTCCTCATGACGGCGATTCCAAACAACCTCGGGTATCTGGGGCGGTTGGACGGCAAAGCCCTTCGGGCATCCACGATTCAGTCGCTCGACGACATGTTGCCGAAGAGTTGGATCAAGCGGCATAACGAGGCGAAGGGGTTCATCCAGCTCAAGGCCGAGGTCGGCGGCAGCAAGCTGATCTATGGTGACTTCAAGGATCTCAACGACCTCAAGAATATGCCCCTGGGGTTCTTCGCTATCGACCAGATGGAAGAAATCCCGCAGTCTGTGTTCGACTACCTTGTCGGCCGTATTCGACGGCGGACGCCAATACTTGTAGACGGGCTTCGCCAATACTTCGTAGAAGGCGAGTGCCCGTTTGCCACGGTGGGTACGAGGCACTATGCCCTGCACGGCGACGAGCGTTGCCGTCTTTGCAGCGCGTCCCTCCCGCCTTTCTCCGTCAAGACGTTGCCGGGGAAAGAGTTGCCACCGTGGGACATGGTGATTTACAAGCGCTACGGGTTTGGGGCGGCAAACCCCGAAGGACCGTCGCACTGGATCTATAAGTACTTCCCCGGTCTCCCGTCCGCAAACGGTGTCAGCGTGGGGAACGGTGATCCAGACTACAAGGCGTTTCACGGGACACTGTATGATGGTCTCGAAGCGGGCTTCGTGGACCGGGCGTACGTCAGCAAGCTCGAACATCTGTACGGCAATAACGAGGCGATGAAGCAGCGGTACATCCTCGGCATGTGGGTCGAAGCCGAGGGTATGGTGTACCCAGACTGGAGACGGGATCTGCACACATTCCGTTTCGGCCAAAAGCGTCACGACGGGGAAGAGTTCCTCCATGACGGCATGGCTCCGTACGAATACCTCGACCACGGACTGACGACCACGACGGCCGTGGGATTCCTGTACGTCGAAGACTGTCAGTGTGGATGTAAGAAACAAAACATCTACCTTGTTGATGAACACTACCAGGCGAACTCCGTCGTATCGCGGCATGCAGCCGCAATCAAGGCCCACCGTACCAACCTCGGTTGGGCGGGCGGTCCTCGTGCCACCTATATCGACTCGCAAGCGATGTCGAAGACCCTCATGGGTCAGAAGGGAACACCACGAGAAGACGAACTGTACTCCGTTGCCGATGAGTACTACGATAATGACATCGCTGTGTTGCCCAACCAAAAAGACTGGGATGCCGGTTATAACCGGATTAGCGAAATGCTCATTATCGACGAGAACCACGTGAACCCGTTCACAGGCAAGAAAGGCGCGCCACACTTTTTCGCGGCCACGCGCTGTGCGGGGTTCATTGAGGAGATCGAAACGTATAAGTGGAAGAAGGTCAAGAACGCGGCCAACACCCACACAGAAGAACCGGCCGACGGCCATGATGACCACATGGACGGCCTCAACGGATTCGTGACGACTCGTCCTGACGCAGCTCCTCCAACCGAGGAGCAAGCTCGCAAGGACATTGAAGAGGAGCTGGACAAGTGGGACGAGCATTTCGAGTCCGAGTATTCGCACATGGGGATCTAGGGGGTCTGAATGGCCTATAAGAAAACACGGAAGAGTCGCGTCGAAGAAGTCACACCGGCCGACGACGACCTCGTGACCGCGCAGGGATTTATCTCCTCGTGGGCGCGCACCACGCAAGTCGCGCGGCAACACTTTGCCCGTGACTACGA